TTGCTTTGCTATCTCGTCATGGTGCATCTGCTCCATGCGTTCATATGCTTTCCATCCTTTATCGGTCAATTTGTATCTTGTGTCGTTATTCATGCTTCTATCTCCTTTTTGCTTTGCTCATACTCTTCTGTGTATACATACTCAACTATTCTTGCTAACTGGTCGAGGATGAAGAGCCTTAAATTAACATCAAAGCCTTGCTCGTTTATTGGCTCATCGATAAATCTCTTCACATAGTCTGCGTTTGCTTCAGCGTTTTCTCTGCACCTCTCTATGCTCTCCCAATATCCATTGCTTCTGCTCATGTCTGCGGCACCGATGGATAAGCAATCCAGGGTGTATGCTACATCTCTTAAATGCTCTGCGTGTGTCATGTTCTCTGCTCCTTTCATACTGAAATCTGCTCAAGGTTTGGTACTCTGCAATAGTTGTAGAAGTATTCCTGATAAGCTGCTACTGTGCGTATTGCATCTGCGTAGATGGGAAATTTGCCGTCCAGAGTCTTGTGGTATTTTGTCCCGGTTGGTGTGTATTCATGCCAACATCTGTACAGATAAAATTCTGTATCCCATACATTTCTGCTCTTGTCTATGATCTTGAATTCGTATCCCCTGATACGGATACTTGCTAACTGTCTGTTGCTCATTGCTCTGCTCCTCTCAAAATTCTGTGTATGATCTGCCGTGATTAATACGGCTATTTGGTAATGGATACGGCTCACATGGTTCTGCTTCTGTCATGGTGTAGCACCATTTCCCTGGTCCGTGACAATCAAACTTGCTCCCCGGTGGTACAAGGTGTCTGCTGAAAAGCTGCTGAAATTCTGCCTTGCTGATATAGTCTGCTCTGCTGATTGTTGCGTATCCTACTATCATAGGCTTACTGTGTCTGCTCGTCCTCACGATTGCTACACGCTCCCCAATTATGCTTTTGAAAACATTTCTGCTCCGGGTTTCCAGGGTCTTGTATGCTTCTGCTATCAGCCTTGCATATGGGATACATCCTGGTTCGTTAACATATATTGCGTACATTTTGTTTTGCTCCTCTCTAATAGTACAAATCGTCATCGTCAATGGGTCTGCTCCATTTTTCCAGCGTGTCCAACAGTTTTTGCTCAAGATATATTCTGTCATCTACGCTCAAAAGTTCCTGGATATCGTCCTCTATGTCTAGCACAAGATAATACAGATTGTCTTCTGCTATGTTTGCTTCGCAGCTTATAGGGTCAACTTCTTTCATCCTCAAAGTTCCATCTGCTCTTCTGTAATACACCTGAATACTGTTCTGCTCGATATTTATCCAGTCGACAGTTTCAAGGTTTAAGGTAATAGTTGTCATGTCTGCTCACCTCTTCTGCTCATTTCTGCTTATTGCTTCTGCTCTTGCTTTATCGATCTCTTCTATATCGAACACTTCTTTTTGCTCTTCCGGGGTCATCTGCTCCCATTCATCAGCAGCAGCTTTGATAACTTTTAGTATAGTTTGCTCGATCTCTGCTCTGGTCAATCCGCCGTACTGTTCGCACTCTTTCAGCACTGTTGCTCCCATGTCCTCAAGAACATCATGCACAAAACCATCAAAAAGCCTGGGGTCATGTCTTGCTATCTGCTCAAGATATATGCAAGGATAGCTGCTATCATCAAAAAGCCTTGTTTCCGCCTGCTCCCGGATGTGGTCCAGGTAGTCGTATCTATCCCAAATTTCAAGTTCAAAAATTGTTTTCATTGCTGGTCCTTTCTGCCCGGTGTAGTCTAGTTAGCACAACTTCTTTTGTTTCCTGGTCCTTTTATATTTCTATTTCCTCGTAAATTGCCTGAATGAGATCATTAAGTGTTTTGCAATGATAAACAGAAAATATCTTGTTTAGCTGCCTTGTAGTTAGATAGTTATTCATTGCATAACATTCAGGCTTGTATTCAACTTGTAAAAATCTCATAGTATTTGAAACTGGTAAATAGTCCTGGTCATTGTAGTAACTATCACCTATAGCAAGTGCATAGTTAAATACGCTTGTAGTATGGTATGAGATATTGTAAATGCTTGAATTATCAGGCTTGCTATTATTTAGGTATTTGCACATTGTTTTTGTAGCTGCTACTTGTATACTTTTTTTCATTGTCTTTTTATCCTTTACTTTTTATTTGTTCCCGGTTTTTTCATGCGATAACCGGGAAAACGCAAGTTTATTTATTTTCTTTTCTTTCCGCCCGGTAAATGAATAACACAAACGATCTTTTTAATATTTCTATCTGTACATTTTCCGCAGCTTGCACAATCTTTACATTCGCACAATTGGTATCCATTATCTAAATAATTTTGCAATTCACTTTCTGGACAAGCCGTATATATTCTAAAATCGTACTGTTCTGTTATCCTGATATTGTCTTTTCTAATGTCCGCCCAAATACTACTCAAAAAAGTAAAATTGTATGGTAGATTTTCAACACCGTATTTTTCCACTATTGGCAAACTTTTTGTATATCCCATGAAAATTATTCTGAGATCACCTGAAAACGCTTTTACTATTTCCATACAATCGGAAAAATAGTTTAGTGAATAGAAGTCCCCGGACTCATGAAAACGAAAAACAATTTTTCTACCGGGTTTTAAATTCTTTAATTTAATTGTTATGTATCTTTTTACAAGCCTAATAAAGAATGATCTGAAAAGCGTTACATAAAAGTTTTTATACCTACAGGGCAAAGCGTCCGGGCGGAAATTTTCCGGGCTTTCAGCGTAACAATCCTTTTCACATGATTTACACCTAAACGGACATGTGACTACTGTTGGCAAGTTCCAGATCAAAAACAGTACGTCATCATTTGAGATCAACTTATCGTTACCTTCTGAAATGTAAATGTACTTTTTAACTTCTTTTAACGTGAAGTTTTCAATGTTAGCGTTTTCTAATTCTTTCATCATTTCCCGGACATTTTCAAAAATGTCTAAAGCATTTTGTTTTGTAAATCCTTTAATATTTCTCATAGCTGCAGTCCTTTCTTATATGTGAGTTTTAATATCTTTTTACATTAAATAGTATATCATGTTAGCATTATATACACAATAGGTGTACATATCGTAAAACGATAAAATTTTATTGTTTTGTTATTTTCTACTTATTGCACAAAAATATGATACTAGTATTGTATATTTTGTACAATGCTAGTATCATAGAAAAAGCGTAAAAGATCACCAAAATGCACCAGGCGGTCAAAAATGCCCTTATAAGGCTAGTATTATATTGTCTATTACTTATACTTTTTATGCATTTTAAAGGCTTTTATAGGGCATTGTAAACGATAACGAAACGAACACAAACGAACATATAACTATAAAATAACACTAATAGCAATCATAAAACAAACACAAAACAATCATATAATATAAGATCACATAAACACTAAAAGCTGCCCGGACCTATGGACATAGATATATAAATATATATCCAAAAACATATAACACCGGGCAACAATAGAAACAGTATTATATAAACAATATCAGGAAACAGAAAACAACAATATATAATAGTAGATAGATTATTATATTATTATGTGATTGTAGAATTAACCCGGGAAGCCAGGCACGATCTCAAAAACAATTGAGTTCAATTTAATTGAATACAATTAATTAAGTATAGTTAACTATTGTATCTGTTGGCATGGTCCAGGATATCCCGGTTAGATATATTGTGTGTATTGTCTGTTGCGTTTTGTTGTGCGATCTGTTGAAAGCTGCGAAAACAGACAACAAAAACAGATTGAATTATAGTCACGATTTATTCCGGGCGTGATTTGGTTTTCTTTTCGCTTTCCTTTATTCCTTTAAATGCCTTTAAAGAAGTAGTCACGACAATATGAAAGTTATTTGACCGTGATATTATTTCGTAACCGCCCCCTATTCCCCTATGATTTAATGCGTATCGGTATTTATATATATGTGGGTATATCTATTTGCCTTGTTGTCTGTCTGTCTTGTTGCTGATTTCATGTAGTGGATACCCTACCCATCCCCATTGGCGAAGCCGTGCGAAGCGAGTCTTTACCCCCTCAAATATCCAACAACGGAAAAAGACCTCTAGACTATGTATATACTGTCTATTTAGGTTATCTGCTTATATATAAATATTGAGGGCGGTAGGTATATTTTTAACTGTGAGGTACGGCATTTCCAAAAATTCTCCAAAATGGAAAAAGACCCTATCGGAAATATGCAAATTTACCGATTGAGAGGGTCTATTTTTATGCATTGTTGCATATGATATGTAGAAATGGTTATTTGTTAGTATGGGTATTTATGATGGCGTAAAGAAATATATAAGAAGTCATCCTCATGATGTAGAAGCATATGAGGATTGGTTTGAGATGGCGAGATCCGAAGAGGATATAGAGGTATGTAAAGAGATATTAAGGGGTATAAGTAAGACAGTATCGAGTCCTTATGTACCTATAGAGGACAGATATAGGGGTCATGACTTGATGAAGAAACTGAACTTGATGTTAGCACCCCATTATTTTCATCATTACTGTCTGTATTTGGAATGGAATCGTGAACCGAAAAGGCGTTTTTATCAGCCGAGGATGAAGCAGCTCTATCCTCTGACCCAGGCTTTACAAGATTTAGAGGATAACAAATTAGATTTGTTGGGTATATCCCTAGCACCCGGTGTCGGAAAGACCACCCTAGCCTTGTTTTACTTGACATGGGAGGGCGGTAAGCACCCGGAGATGCAGATTCTGGAAGCATCACACAATACTGACTTTCTGCGAGGGTGCTATGACGAGATAAACCGCATAGTAGACCCCGATGGAGAGTACCTATATAACGATGTATTCCCTAATAGTCCTAGAGTTAATACTAATGCCAAAGATTTAAGGATAGATTTGAAGACGGACAAGCGTTTTCAGACCTTTGAATTTACATCTTTAGGCTCTGGCAACGCAGGTAAAGTCCGTGCGACCAAACTTTTGTACTGTGATGACCTTGTTGACGGTCGTGAGACGGCTGTCAACCCCATCCAATTGGAAAAACTGTGGAATCTTTACACGACAGACCTGCGACAGAGGAAGCAAGGCGATGCGTGTAAGGAATTACATATTGCTACAAGATGGTCAGTACATGATGTAATAGGCAGATTGGAGCGAGAATATAACGGAAACCCAAGAGCCAAGTTTATAAACATCCCTGTCCTTGACGATAACGATGAATCGGCTTTCAATTACCCCTACGGACTAGGCTACACCACAGAGATGCTCCATCAACAGAGAGCCATCATGGACTCTCTGGATTGGAACGCATTGTACATGGGTCAGCCCATCGAAAGAGAGGGTCTGTTGTACGAAAAAGACCAACTGATGAGATTCATCGATCTCCCGGATGTTGAGCCAGATGCCGTATGGGCGGTCTGCGATACTAAAGATAAGGGCGATGACTACTTCTGTATGCCTATACTGTATCAATATAACGATAACTTCTATTTAGGAGATGTAGTATACGATAACTCATTGCCAGAGGTAGCGATACCGAGATTGGCAAAGGCTCTGGTAAGGAACGGAGTCAAGCAATGCCGATTTGAGAGCAATAGTGCAGGCGGTAGGATCGCCACGGAAGTGGATGCTATGGTGAAATCCTATAATGGGATAACCAATATCACTACCAAATACACCACGGCTAACAAGGAAACGAAGATAATCGTGAACTCTGACTTCATTAAGAAGAATGTCTATTTCCTTGATGACAGTAAACAGAGTAAAGAATATAGGACGTTTATGAATGATCTATGCTCTTACACCCATGTAGGCAAGAACCGACACGATGATGCCCCGGATGCTATGGCTATGTTTGTGGATTTCATATCTAGCGGTATTGCTAATAAGTTAGAGCTGCGTAAGAGGTTCTTCTGAATTGTTGCGAATGCCATGTGGAAATGGTAGGGTGTTACTATGAAAAGGAGCGTTGAATGATAAGAGGAGTTTTTTCTGACACACATATTCCGTTTCAGCACCCTAATTATCTTCAGTTCCTTAAAGATACATTCGCTGAATGGGGAGTCGAGGAGATCATCTGTTTGGGTGACCTCATCGACAATCATGCCATAAGCAGATTTCAAAGTGAGCCGTGTGCTGACGGAGCATATCTTGAACTGGAGAAAGCGAGGAATGCGGTAAAGGAACTTACCGAGACTTTCCCAAATGTAAAGATGTGCAGAGGAAATCATGACGATATCGCTTACCGACAGGCAGCCACATTGGGCATCGGTGAGATATTCATCAAGCCGTTTAGGGATATATATGGTCTTCCTAATACATGGCAATTGGAAGATGAATATGTCATAGAGAATGTGCTATACACACATGGCACAGGGCGAAGCGGTAAGCACTCTTCATACAACATTGCCATCGATGAGAGGATGTCCGTGTGTTCTGGACATACTCACAGTAACGGTGGCGTTCAGTATATAGCGAATAAGAAGAACACGATATTTGCCTTGAACACAGGGTGGTTGGGTGATGACGAAGCATATGCCTTTAACTACTCAAGACACGCAAGGCATCGTGGCACAGAGGGATGCGGAATAGTTATCTCGCCAGAGGAAGCATATTTCATCCCAATGACAAAAAAATATCAACAGTAACATATAAAAGTTAATAAGAAACAATTTAGGTTAGCGTGTGGGCAATACACATGGAGTGATTACACAGGGGTGGGAGTGTTCCATGATAGATATTAGGGAACTTCCGTCCGTAATTGAAGCAATAAACACAGGACTCTCAAACAAGGAAATTGTTGAAGTAAAGGTCGAGAACAAGGGCGTTTCTGTGGTTTGCATACACAGGACGGTCAAGGTTATAGAGAAACAACAGAAGAACAAAGAATGATGCACCGAAGTTGATGTGGTGCTAAAAACCTAATGGTATGAGGTTAAGGGGCAAGTACCCCTTGATCTCTTTTTATTTGAAATTAAGCGAGGATGACATGGCAGAAAATACCACGACTTTTGAAACAGAACAGGATGCCTACGTTCTGAATGCCAGACCTTTGTTTGGTCGCAGACAGATTTTCTGCACAGAGGAAGACATCAACGAAGACAATATCGTTGCCGAGGTGAATAGTGCATTAAGCATTCATGTACAGAACCTATTTGATATGGAGTATCTGTATTGGTACAGAAGAGGGCTTCAGCCTGTTCTAGCGAGGAAGAAAGAAGTTCGCCCGGAGATTAATAACAAGGTTATAGAAAATCATGCGGACGAAATAGTTTCATTCAAGAATGGACTGTTCCTTACAAAGCCTGCCTTTTATACATCAAGAGCCGATAACACGGAAGAGAGTGAAAAGGTAAAGGAGCTGAATGACTATCTGTACAGAAGCGGAAAACAAGATGCGGACAATGCCGTAGTCGATTGGTTTCACACAGTAGGCAGAGGTGTCCTCTATGTAACGCCTAACGATGATGAGGATGTGCCTTTCCTCGCCTATGCCCTCGACCCTCGCAACTCCTTTGTGGTGTACGATCTCCGTCCGGGAAACAAGCCTGTATATGCTTGTAACCTCGTTATAAGAGATAAGAAACTGTATTGCGATTGCTACACCAAAGACAAGGTCTATAGGATGAGCGGCACCATGATTGGACAGTTTGCCACATCCGACCCTGTCTACATCGCCACAGTTATCGGTGTGGATTCCGTTGAGCCTAACCCTCTTGGAGAGATTCCTATCATCGAATATCAATACAACTCCGTATGGATGGGTGCGTTTGAATCCGTACTCCCCTTGCTCGATGCCATCAACGATGTGCAGAGTGACCGTGTAAACGGAATTGAACAGTTCATCCAGAGCCTTGCCATAGCGGTCAACTGTGATCTTGATGAAGACATCACGGCTAACGACATCCGCAAGGCAGGAATGATTGTCCTCAAATCTCTTGGGGAAAACAAGGCAGACTTCAAGATACTGTCCGAGCAGCTGAATCAGAGCGAAACGCAGGTGTTTGTGGATTACCTCTACGACCAGGTGCTGACCATCTGCGGTATGCCAGTTTCCTCTAAATCAAGATTTGGAAGTGCTGATACGCAATCGGCACAGTTAGCCAAAGACGGATGGTATCAGGCTGATGCCGTAGTCCGTAACACAGAGGACTTGTTCATCAAGGCAAACAGACAGTTTGACAGGATAATCCTCAAGATACTGAAGACAAAGAATCTCCTCTCTCTTAAAGAGAGCGAAATAAAGTTACAGTTCCCAAGAAACGAGATGGCAAATGTACAGAGCAAGGCACAAGCCATGCACACTCTGTTGTCGGCAGGACTTGCCCCGGAACTCGCATTTGCGAAGTCTGGAATCTCCAACGACCCTGTCAACGATGTGGCTCTGTCCAAGAAATACCTCAACCTCGTTTGGGGCGATCCCGATGTACCACTTGAGAAATCCGTTGAGGGTGCAATCATGGCAGGACAAGGCTCGACTCCTACCCCACAGGGAACTGGCGGTAAACCGCAGAATACTGGTGGTTCTACTCCCCCTGCTTCTGTGGATACCGAGGGGCAGAACAGAAACCAGGGTGTCCATTGGGTGAACGGATATTGGAAATCATAACATGGCAGAGTTTGACGAACTTAACAATCTTGAAGCATCTGTCGAAGACCTTGTGCAGAATGTAGACTCCATCAAGGACGAACCTAACAGAGCCATAATGCAGAGCCAGATAGAGGATGATCTAGAGGATTTACTGATTATGGCTTATGTGATGGGGTCTGACTATGCCAAGAGGGTGCTTGACATAGAGGACGAGGAAGCCGAATCGGTGGACAGGATGTCCTCTGTCATCAATCAGCCGATAGAGGGCAAGACATGGAAAGAGAGAGTCCGTGAACACGCACAGAACGGTGACTTCGGAATGATAGAAACTGTCATCCGCACAGAAGCCGACAGAGTGTACAACGAAGCCGTGGAGCAGACCGCTGAAGAGAGCGAGATACCCAACATCTACAAGACATGGGTGACGATGGATGACGAGAAAGTCCGAGACACCCATTGGCACTTGAGGGGCATGACAGTTCCTCTTAACGACTACTTCTACACTTTCAATTATGACAGAGCAAAAGCACCTCATGGATTTGGGGTAGCATCCGAAGACTGCAATTGTCGGTGCAGATTGAGACTCACAAAAAAGAAATGAGTTATTTCAGAACAATTATCCCAAACAACAATAGTGAGCCGTGGATTGAGTATGGGTTGAAATCCATATTCAAGCAGACTTGCACCGATTGGCAGCTCGTCATAGTGGACGATGCATCCGTGGATAACTCCCCTGCCATTATCGAGAAATATGTAGGGTTATATCCCATAACATTTGTCCGTCTGCATGAGAAAAAGGGTTTTCCGGGTGATGTGAGGAACATCGCAATGCAATACGCAACGGATACCGAGTACACCATCTTCATGGATAGTGACGATTGGTTCGTCAATGACACGGCATTCGCTGATGTAAAGGCAAAGGCTGAAGAGACTCACGCAGATGTCATACGGATGCCTTTCCAGATATATGAGAGTCAGTACAGAGTAACACCTTGTCCTCTCACAGACTCCACAGTTGAAGAGTTCGTGGCATCCCCCTACATCGCTCCGTGGACGAAAGCCGTGAAGACTTCCAAACTGACACGATTCCCGGAGCAACTGATCTATGACGATATCCTTGAGCATCTCACCCTAGCCGATGAGATAGATACTGTTACATACATAGATACCTACTGTATTTCATGGAACAGACAACAGAGCAACTACAACTCCGTTACTGTGGACATCAACAGTACCGAATGGAAGAAGAGAAAGTACCACGCTTCCCTCTTCCGTCTGTACGCAGATTGCATCTTCACAGAGTTCAAGAGAGATTTCGTACAGACAAGAGCAGACGGATGGGGCGAGTTCGCCAAGAACATGATTAAGAACGAGAACCTCTTATGAAGAATGTATTTTGGTTTTCCAATATTAACTCTATAGGCGGTGTGGAGACTTTCTTCTACTACCTTGCGAGGAAATATGGAGAAGACCACGACATAACTGTCTACTATTCAAGCGGTGATCCCGACCAGATAGCAAGGCTACGCAAGTACGCAAGGGTACGGAGATATCTTGGCGGTCGCATAAAATGTGACAAAGCCTTTTTCAATTACAACCTCGACATCATAGACAATGTCCAAGCCAATGAGTACATCGAGATAATCCACTACGATGCCGTTGCTATGAAGATGCAACCGAATGTGCATCCGAAGATTACGAAGTACATCGGTGTATCACAGTTGGTGTGCGACAACTTCACCACGGTGACAGGGCTTCCTTGTGAGTTATGTTATAACCCCATAGTCCTTGAGAAGCCGAAGAAGTACTTGAGGTTGGTATCAGCCACAAGGCTGACGGCTGAAAAAGGAAAAGAGCGTATGCGTATCCTCGCAGATATGCTCGACAACGAGGGCATTCCGTTTGAATGGATAGTCTACACGAATGACACCCAAGCAATAAAGAACCCCAATGTCTATTACAGAAAGCCGAAACTAGGCATTGAAGATGCCGTTGCGAACGCAGATTATCTCGTCCAATTGAGTGACGGAGAGGGTTTCTGCTTCTCTGTAGTTGAAGCATTGGCATTGGGAACGCCAGTTATCGTGACAGATTGCCCTGTTTACAAAGAACTTGGTTTGCAACATGGCAAAAACGCCTTTATTCTGCCTTTCGATATGACGGACATACCGATTAAGGCAATAGCAAAAGGACTCCCTAAAGTCAAATTTTCGCCCCCTAAAGACAGATGGAATGACATCCTCGCAGAGGGCATCGATACCCCGGAAGACGAGAAGACCGAGTGCATCGTGATTGAAAAATATTACGACCTCGTTTTCAACCGAATGATGGAGCGAGGAGACATATTCACAGTAGATATTGAACGAGCCAATTACCTATACGGAAGAGGGTTCGTGGAAATATAAATGTCAGAGAAGACACTAATCGCAGAGTGACAGAGAAGTCATTAAAACGCATATCAAAGTGAGAGAACACTAATAAAACGCAAGGAGAATGAGATGAAAGTTGATGTGACGAAGATCGAGAATTTTGAAACCATGACCGATGCCGAGAAGTTGGAAGCGGTTCTTAACTATGAGATGGAAGTCCCGCAGGCAGAACCCGTCAAGGATGATGCGGAAACTTTAAAGTTAAAGGAAGCATTCAATAAGGCATCAAGCGAAGTTGCCGAATACAAGAGACAGTTAAAGGCAAAGGAAACCGCAGAAGAGACGGCAAGAAGAGAAGCTGCCGAGAGAGAGTCTGCCATTATGGAAGAACTCAATCAGTTGCGGAAAGAGAGAACCACTAGCACATATACCGCCAAATATATGGAGATCGGATATGATGCCGACACCGCAAGAGCATTAGCGGACACATTGCCAGACGGTCTTGGTGACGATTTCTTCACAAGACAGAAATCTTTTCTCGAAGACACAATCCAAAAGACAAAAGCACAAGTCCTCAATCAGCAGCCACAACCTACCGCAGGTCAGCCGCTGACAGGCAAACAAGCAGAAGATGCCGAACTTCAGCAATTGCGGAAGTGGTCGGGTCTTAAATGAAAAAAATAAGGAGAATTAAGTAATGGCTTCTACACTCAATCCCTCTGTAAGCAATAGAATTGCTCTTGCACAGAAGTACGTTCCTGTTCTCGATGAAGTCTATAAAGCAGAATCCAAGACCGCTATCTTCGATACACCCGAAGATTTGGTCAAATTCATCGGAGCAAGAACAGTTCAGTTATTCAATACCTCTACAGTAGGTCTTGGTAACTATAGCCGTAACGCAGGCTACAAACTTGGTGATGTCGCCACAGGTTGGGAAAACTATGCAATTTCAGTAGATCGTGGGCGTTCCATGTTCCTGGATGTCATGGACAACGAGGAAGCACTCGGTATGCCGATGGCAACAACTCTGTCCGAGTTTGAGAGAGTTCATGTAGTTCCCGAAGTCGATGCCTATCGTATCGCAAAATATGCATCCTATGTAAAGAGCGGTGCAAAGACCGCAGCTACCGACCCGGCAGGTGTAGGCGTTAATATCGCTTCACAGATCGATGCAGGTATGGCATACATGGATGAACTTGAAGTTCCTCATGAGGGTCGTATCGCTCTCATCAGCGGTGCCGCATATGAGAACCTCAAAGCCAATGTCACACGCTACACGCTCAACCGTGAGAGAGACTTCAACAACAACCTTGAGTACTACAACGACCTCGTTCTCATCAAAGTTCCGCAGAGCCGTATGGGAACAACCTGCACACTCAACGATGCTCCCAATAGCGATGATATGGGTGGATTCACACTCTCTGGAAACAACATCAACTTCCTCATCATCGATCCGAGAGCCGTCATGCAGGTCGTAAAGCACCTTGCACCAAAGGTCTTCGCTCCCTCTGTCGTACAGGATGGTGATGGTTGGAAGATCAACTATCGTATCTATCACGATGCATGGGTCAAGGCACAGAAACTCGATGGTCTGTATATGGGTCTTGGAAGCACAGTTGCAGGTGTACCTCGACATGGCTTCACAGACGATACTCAACTATAAATACGAATATTCTAAAGATGGTATCCCGGATGAACTACCGAGTGCATTCGACATGGTGCAGATCATGGCGGTGCAGAACGGATTTGCACAGGCAGGTGCAGAGGGGCAGGTCTTGTCCATAGAGAACGGAATACATAGGCATTGGAAGTACTCCGATATGTTGGAGTATGTACAGAACCATGTCACTCCTATTGCAAAGGTACAGTAATGAGAAGTGTACAGAGAAATAAGCAGACTATCTATTATGCTTTGCGTATTGGTAGTACGGAAGTTGTCGATGAATACGGCAATGTAACAGGAGAGTTTGTTGAAGAGTATTCTTCCCCTACCCTCTTGAAGATAAACATCGGTGTTCCCAAAGGCACGATAGAACTTGAGCGTTTCGGATTGAATGACGATTACACAAGAGTCCTTGCCACGACCGATATGAAATGCCCTATCGCAGAGGACACGATACTGTGGGTAGGCATTCCTACCACAGAGCCGTACAACTTTGTCGTAAAGAAGATAATCCCTGCGATAAACCAACTTCTCATCGGTTTGCAGGAAGTAAACGGAGAGACACCATACCGACTTCCATCTGCGTGAGGTAAACAATGGCTTATCGCAAGGTCATAGAGATAAATCCCCTATCCAAGAAGAGCATCAATAATGCCATTAGGGAATTAAGGGATGAGAAAAAGCAGATTGAAAAACTCCGTGATGAGTTTCTGCTGAAACTTGGGGTAAGGATAGAAACATACCTTAACGGCATATACAACGGTGGGGATATAAGGTGGTTCAACCAAGATTACCTAATCGATGTTGAACCTATGCCCAACGGCTTGAGGGTAACGGCAAAAGGTGAGTCTGTAGCATTCATAGAGTTCGGTGCAGGCATTCATGCAGGCAACGGCAAATATGAATTAGATCACCCCGAATTCTATCCGGGGTCTTACTCCCAAGACCACGCAAACACTTATTGGATATGGGAGCATAGCAATACTCCTAATGTCGAGTACAGATGGAATCAAGAAGCCTTACATGGTTTCGATGGTGTCATCGACAATATGCACAGATGGGTTAAAGAGACGGCTGACGAGGTTTTTAAATGATTGATTTAGAGAACACACTATTCAATGCGGTGGCTACAAGCCTACGGCAGAACCATGACGGAATTTCCGTCTACGGTGAGTATGTCGCAGAGCCTGCTTCGTTCCCATGCGTGAATATGTGGGAGTCAGCGAACTCCGTTTGGGCAGAGGGCGAAACTAACACATCGCTCGATGACTTCGTGAATGTGACATATACCATACAGATATTCACAAACACGCAGACAAAGAAAGCCGATGCCAAAGAACTTGCCCATGAGATAGATGCCACCATGACACACTATTGTTTCAGACGGACTCTTCTTCAGCAAGTGCCTAACATCGACAGAACCATTTATCGTATTGAGTTGAGATATTCTGGTCTAATTAAGCGTACCGATTTCGGTACTAACGGCAAAACAATATATCGAGTATATCCTCGTTAAAGGAGAATAAAACATGGCATTAGAGATCACAACTGTCGGCGCAACTGTTAAATATAAGGCGGTTACTTCTGGTTCAGCCAGACCGACAAGCGGTTACACCGAACTCCCCGATGTCAGTTCTGCTCCAGAGATGGCAATGGATGTCGATGCCCTCGATGCATCCAACATCACAGATACCATCACAAGATATGCCAAAGGTAGGCAGGATCCCGGTTCTGATGCCGAGTTCACCCTCAACCACACAGAAGCCGTCATCACCGCATGGAACGCTCTCGTTACCGCAGCTAGTGGCAAAGATTGTTGGTTTGAGTATGTCTATCCGGGTGCAACAAATTCCTACTTCTTCAAAGCAGACCCGATGGAGCTGCTTGGAAACGCAGGAATCGAGCAGAACGTAGTAGACACCATCCCTGCGAGGGTCATCCCCCAGGGTGGCAACTGTTGGGCAGCAAAGTCAACAGGTTCAGGCTGATAGGCAAAGGGATTGGTAGTATCCCTCACAATTACTACCCCACAACTAAATATTAAGTAGGAGATGAGAAGTATGGCAGAGTCCACGAAAGAAGTTGAGAAGAAAGAAACAGTTAAACCCATTCGTCTTGTTGATAACGAAACAGGCGAGTCTTATGTATTGGAGTTTAACTTGGACACAGTTAAATGGGCAGAGCAGAGAGGTTTTGATCCAGAGATGGTGACGAAGTTCCCCATGACGGTCGGAGCAGACTTCTTCTATTATGCTTTCCGTATGCATCACAGAAATATCGCAAGAGATAAGACAGACAAGATTCTGTTTGAGATGCTTGGCGGTATCAACGAAACAACAGGAAAGATATTTGCTCGTCTGTTGGAACTGTATTACGAATGTTACACATCATTCTCTGACGAGGAGATAAAGGAAAACCCTCGGATAGCGGTGGAGATGTAGGGCAGAGTACTACACAACCGAAGACCGCAACAGAGTTATTTGATGAGATGTTCCCCTATTATCTCTCGCTCGGTATGTCTTATGAAGAGTATTGGATGATGAGTCCGGGTCTTAAAAAAGCATACAGAGAAGCAGAGATATTTAGGAGAGAAGCATATAACTATGATGCTTGGCTACAAGGCTTGTACATACATCGAGCCGTTACCGCTTCGTTGAGCCAAGCATTTGCTGATAAGAAATCCAAGATGGTCACCTATCTGGAATATCCTATAGCGATGACTCCTAGAGAGAAAGAAGCGGAAAAAGAACGCAACAGACAACGTACCATTCGGTGGTTCATGAACGAGGGCAAGATAGATGGCAATTGAGTATGATGAGATATTGCTGAAGATTGGGTCTTCTTTAGACACAAGCAAGATCGATGATAGCATACGCAAGTTGGGTGAGATAAAGAGTGCTTTTCCTATGGACGGCATCAAGGAAACCGCATCCGACATGAAAGCGTTTGCCGATGCCGTGAACTCCATCAAATCGGAAACTGTTAGGGCGATAGCAAGTCTTAAAGGCAATCTTTCAAAAGCGGTCAAAGAATTGCAGATGAAAGATAAGATGATTAACATCCCTGTCAAGCCGAAGATAGAGGTTGCCAAAAAAGAAGTTGACAATGCCATCAAGTTGCCTTTTGAAAAAGCAAAGCCTGACATCAAGATGTTGGACTTCGCAAAGCAGAGGGCGGATGAAGAAGCAAAGTCTCTCGCTGAAGTCAACAAGCAACTTGCCGAACAGGAATCCTATTGGAAAAACATCGGTGATCTATCCAATAAAGCCGTTGAGTCATCTCATTCTCAAAGAGCATCCTCTCTCAAAGGGCAAATAACCAAAGGGAGAACCGAAGACCTTGAGGGTACATATACCTCTAGTGCTTCTGCATGGGAAGCAACTAGCGATGCCGTTGACAAGACGGTACGAAACCTTGAGTACTACAAAAACCTTGTCAACGAGATCCATCAAGCCGAAGCAACCAAGCAGTACAAGGCTGAAATGGATGCCGTTGCAGAAGAATGGAACGAAATCGGTAACGCAATAGACGGCGATATTTCAAAGACATTTGAATATCAAGGTGCGTGGTACGGAGTAAAAGAAACCCTAAAAGAGGTAGGCAACACAATACTGAACGCCATAAGTAATCCAGATGCTACCTATGAACAAAGAGTGGCTTTGGAAATGGCTAAACTTGAAGCCGAGGAAACGGCTGAAAGCGTAAAGCGTATCGGCACGGAAGCAAAGAAATCCTTGTCTCCGATACAGAAACTTGCTAACAAGTTCAAGAACTTCCTACAGTACCGTGCAATGAGGGCGGTATGGTCTGCCTTTACGCAAGGTGCTAAAGAGGGAGTTAAGAACCTTGAGGGTTGGGATCGTACTATTGGGCATACAGGCTTTGCCGAGAGCATGGACAGAGCAAGAACATCCCTAACAATGCTGAAGAACAGCCTTGCCGTTATCGTAGCACCTGGTCTTGAATGGTTGATTGGCATCTTGAGAGAGGTCGCATCATGGGCGGTGCTATGTGCCAATGCTATCTCAAGGTTCATGGCAATCCTCGGTGGCAAGTCTACATACAGGGCGGTCAAGTCTATAGACAGTATCGCAAGTAGCGAGTCCAAAGCAGGCGGTTCTGCAAAGAAAGCCACAGCCGAGTTCAAGAAACAGTTGATGGCTTTTGACGAGATCAACAATATCACCGAACAGAACACAGGTGGTGGCGGTGGTGGCGGTGGAGCAAGCGTAGGCGGTGGCATTTCCGACATGTTTGAGAACTTGGATGTCGGCAAGATGAACGCCCTTGAGCAATGGGTAGACAAGTTCGCTCGCAAGTGGGGATCTGTGTACGAAGAGAACACTCGTGCATACATGGATGCCGAAGCCAAGTGGCAAGCGATCAAGGATGGTTGGTACAACACCTACGAAGAGACTACTCGTTCCTATATGGATGCGGAAAAGAAGTGGGAGAACATCACTTCGGGATTTGTTACATTCTCAAAGAGCCTTTGGGATGGATTGAAATCCTTTTTCGGTGCGATATGGAAAAGCATATCCGACACAGCCAAGAACGATTGGCAGAAGATGAAAACCGATTGGGAGAACATATGGAAACTGATGAAGTCTGTGTGCGAACCCGTGGTTCAAGGTCTTAAAGACGGCATGTCCTCGTTCGTCCTGCATGTCAAGGCAGGGATGGAAAAGGTCAAGGCTTACATCGAGTTCGGTGCAACGACAGCGAGTTTGATGTGGGATGTACTGTCGGGCAAAAAGAACCTTGCAGAGTTCAAGGCAGGAATGGAAGAAGCCAAGAACGTATTAGAGGGCAAGGTCAAGAAAGCCACGGACGATTTAAGAAACGCCCTTGAAAATACATTCAACCGTAAATGGTATGTCAAGACGGTATGGGACGAGATCATCAACCGTACAGTTCATGTCAATGAAGTCTACACAGCCATCGGAAGTAAGGGCATGCGTACCGTAGAGAAATACGCAGAGGGCGGTGTCGTACCGCAGGGTCAGTTGTTCATTGCTCGTGAGGCAGGTGCGGAACTTGTCGGACAGGTAGGCGGTCATACCGCAGTTATGAACAACCAAGACATAGTTGGTGCTGTCTCGCAGGGTGTCGCATCAGCGGTAGCCTCTGTCATGGGCAATGGCACAAATGTGTCGGTCACCCTAGAGGGCGATGCGAAAGGCTTGTTCAAGGTAGTACAGAGAGAGGGCAGAGCGTATTCAGCGAGGACAGGTCAGCCTGCTTTAGCA